ATGCAACTTTAAGACATATAACATATACAAGTGTTACACCAATTTATATAGCTTTATATGCTTCTGATGCTAGATTAGGTGGACTTGAAGTTACTGGTGGAAGTTACGCAAGACAAGTTATAACATTTATAGCACCAACCCTTGGAGTAACAAGTAATGCTGCTAATGTTAATTTCCCTATATCAACTGCACCTTGGGGTGGTGTAACATTCTTTGGAATTTGTGATGCTTTAACTGGTGGCAATTTATTATATACTGGTGCTTTAACTACAGCAAGAACTCTAATAACTGGTGATAGTGTTAGTGTTCCAATTGGTAATATATCTATTACTTTGATTTAAAAATTCATGTTTAAGGAGGTGAAAATTTATGTCACAAACTACAGGATATTTCCAATACTATGATGCAACTGGAAGAATACCATTAGTAAAAGGTTGTGATATTTCACATTTTCAGTATCCAGTAAATTTTACAACTATGAAAACACAAGGCGATTATGTCACTATGAAATGTGGTGGTCAATATACTGCAAATTTTACAGCTAGATATATAAAAGTAACAGCTAATGGAAGTTCTGTTAATACTAGAACTGTATTTAATGAATTACAAGTTTATGATAGCGGTGGAACAGAAAGGGCAGCTGGTAAAACTGTTACAGCAAGTGCAGTTCCATTAACTGGTGCTTTATCATTATTTGTTGATGGTAATTTATCAACTTATACAGTAATAGGAGATTTAACACAATGGATAAAAGTTGATTTAGCAACTTCTTATAATCTTACTTGGTTGTTATTGCAAATGTATTATACAGATGGAAGAACATTCCATAATAAGAAAATAGAATATTCAATAGATAATATAAATTGGACAACATTATTTGACACAGCACAAGCTGGAGAATTACCAGAAAAAAATGGTGGAATGATTTTATTTAATTATGCTGGAATGTCAGCAGATGTACAATGCACATTAGCAAATATTACCGCTGCTAGAACAGCTGGTTTAAAAGTTGGATTATATTATTTTAAAAATCCAAATTATTATGATAGTTCAAATGGTTGGTTAAATAATGTAGCACATGCAGAATTAGAAGCACAACAATTTTATAATTATATTATTGCTGCTACAGGAAATAGTTCAGATATGGGTGATATTTTTCCAATGCTAGATTTTGAAAATCAAGATGGAAATATTTATCCAGCTATGACTAATGATGGTTGCTATGATTATATAGAAGCATTTATAAATAAATTCAAAGCATTAAGCGGTAGACAAATAATTTTATATACAGCTTTATATTGCATAGATAATTTAGGAACTTCCGCTGCACAAAGTATTTATCATAGTACAAAGGGTGGTATTGGTGCAAAATGTCCTTTAAATCTAAGTGCAATTAGTACAACTTATCCAAATACTGATTTTACAGCATTTGGTACTTTCACTATAAATAAATGGATTAATTGGCAATTTAATTATGTTAATGCGTTAGGTGCAACTTGGGGTTGTTATAGTTCAGATATTGATTTAGATGTATTAGAGGGTGCTTTAGATACTATGATGCCACCAAGTACACCTACTGGATTTACAGCTACAAGTGGTGATACTGCAATAACATTAAATTGGTCAGCAAGTCCAGATAGTGATATACAATATTTTAATATATATAAAAATGGTATTTATATAGATTTTGTTCCTTCCACAACTTTAACTTATACCATAACTGGATTAACTAATGGTACAAATTATACTTTTAATGTTCAAGGTGTGGATTATTGGGAAAATGGTTTACAATCTATAACAACAAATGCAACTCCAGCTATTATTGCTGGAAGTATATCATCAAGTATAATTTGTGAAGCAATAGTAACTGGAACACTTGGCAATATTTTAAAAGTTAAAAGAAGTGGAATGAATAATGCAGCAACAAAAATGTTCCAATTTGGTGATACACTTTATATTTTAACTGGAACAGAATATCTTAAATATGATGGAACAACATGTTCAACTGTTACTGGTTATGTTCCTTTATTAGCAATAGGAGTTCCACCACTTGGGGGAACTGGAACAGTAGTTGGTGATGGACAAGGAAGAATTTTTGAACAATTAAATGTTTTAACTGGAAGTAAACATGAAACATTTAGTCCTAATGGAACAAGTGCAGATTTTTTTATATTAGAACAAAATGTAACAAGTATTGATTATGTTAAAAAGAATGGAATTTTATTAACATTAACAACCGATTATACAGTAGATTTAACACTTGGGAAAGTTCATTTTGTAGTTATTCCAGTAACAGGAAATCCAAGCAATATTGATATAGGATGGACAAAAGGTGCTGGACAAAGAACACTAATAACTAATTGTAGGTTTGAAATGGATTATAGTGGTCAAACAGATAGTAGAGTTTTCTTGTGGGGAAATACTGCATTAAAAAATAGAAGGTTCTGGAGTGGACTTGCAAATGGAGTTCCAACCGCAGAATATTTTGAAGCAAATAGTTATGATGATTTAGGAACTGGAGAATTTGCAATTTCAGATATTGTAAAACAACTTGATAGGCAAAAGATTTTCTTTGAGTTGGGTGGTGGCACAATGTATTCATATTATGCTGCAACTACAGATGTAATTGGAAATACTTTAGTCACTTTTCCAGTTTTTGAATTAAATGAAAATATTGGAAATCAAGCTTTTGGTCAAGTTCAAATTATAGATGATAAACCATTTACATTAAATAAAGGTATTTATTCATGGCTGCCAACTACAGTTCGTGACCAAACTAATGCTAGTCTAATTAGTCAAAGAGTTCAATCGAGTTTAAATGAAGTAGATTTAAGTTTAGGCATAACTTACAATTGGCAAGAACAAAAAGAATATTGGCTTAACATTGGTAATATAGTTTGGATTTACAATTATGTTAATGATACTTGGTATAAATATGATGATATTTCAGCATCATGTTTTTTAGTTATAAATGAATTAATGTATTTTGGAAGTGAAGGAAGTATTCAAAAATTCACAGAAGGAAATAGAGGAGATAATGGACAACCAATTAATGTTTATTGGGAAATGGGATTTTATGATTTTGGTGTTAATTGGCGAGTAAAATTTATGAATAAAGCTTGGGTTGGAATAAATTCTTCATATCGAACAATGCTTGATTTAGTTTATGTAACTAATAATGATGGTGCTTCTGAAAAACAAACAATTCAATTTAATATATTAACTTTTAAGCATATAAATTTTGAACATTTTAGTTTTAAAGTTACTCAAAATCCACAACCTTATGCTTTAGATATAGCAGCACAACAATTTGTTTATTTCAAATATATATTAAGTAAATTAGATGTAGAAACAGCAGTAACAGTTTTAAGTTTAACATTATTAGCTAGAGTAGGAGGGAAAATACAATGAGTTTAACTAAATTAACAACTGATTTAAGTAATGTATCAGCTTTAGATGATGAACCAAATGATGTAACTGGTTTAACCGCTGCACAAGTTAAAACAACATTTGATAAAGCTGGAAATGATATAAAAACTTTTATTAATACTATATTAACAGCAGAAATTGATGCTTTACCAGCTTCAAGTGTTAGTGTAACTGCAATTCCAACATTTACTGGTGCAGATGTTCAAACAGTATTAGAAAGTGTAAAAACTAGAATTGATACAATTTCAACAAGTAATGCAAATGCAGAAGTTGCTGATACCCATACTGGTGCTGATTTAAGGACATATTCAAGTCTTTCAGATAGATTAGATACTAATGATGTAACTGATAGTGATATGGTTCACCAACCAGCTATAGATACAGTAATAGCTAATTTAGGTAATGTAGCTACAATGACTACATTAGCAAAAATTGCAGCAAATGCAATAAATGAAATTGATGCAAATAGATATAAAAAATCAGAATGGACTTTTGGAAGTGGCTGGTTAAGATTTCCAACTGGTCATATTTTGAATTGGGGAAGTGTTCAAATTTCCAACCAACCAACAGGAGTTCATATTTATTTTCCAAGACCATATACAACATTATACCAAGTCTTTACTGTTAATCATTCTGGAAATGTTAGTAACAGTAACACATTTAATACAAGCGGATTTAATTATAATGGTAATGGTGATAATGCTTGGTTTGCTTTTGGAGTGGGGGTGTAATCATGGCAACAGCAGTATATAATCCAACAGCACAAATAAATGCTTTAGGAACAGCAAATAAAGCAGCTGCAAACTTAGGTTTAACAACAGCTAGAAATGCTAGTCTAAGCACATTAAATACAGCACAACAAGCTATAGAACCAGAATATTTAAAACAGCGTAATACTGTAGATACAAATAATCAAGTAGCAGCTAGAAATTTTGCTGAATTTATGGCACAAAGAGGTCAAAATAATGCAGCTGGAAATAATGGTAGTTTAGCACAATCTAATATTACTAGTAATGCTATGCGACAAGGAAATTTGGGTGCATTAGCAACTGGTGAAGCATTAGCAAATACAACTAATGCAAAGCAACAAGCAGATGTAAACACAGCTTATAATGCAAATGTAGCATCTAGTAACGCAACAATTGATGCTGCTACAATGCAATCTTTAATAACTGCACAACAAAATTATAATGCTGCACAAATAGCACAAGAAAATGCTAATAGGGCATTTAACGCACAGCAAACGCAACAAGCGTTAGATAATGCTTATAGACAACAACAAGCAAATGCAGCAGCAGCAG